GGCATACGGTCAGCGATTGACTCTTGACCGCTTTTGTCGCCGCGCATTTCGCCTTGAGTATCACCCAAAGGATAACCCATACCGCCAGCAAAGACGTTAAGGGTTAGGGCTGTAAATAATAAAAAAGTAAATAACTTTTTCATGTTGACCTTAGTTTTGACCGTAGTAATTCATTATCACCGTTGAGTTGTTAGCGATACCTGCGGGGGTTGCCATAATACGCCCATACTTTAAGGCTACCTTTGATATAGCTGTCCAATGTTGAGCGACATCAGTGGCGTTAGTAACTATATCTGGCATGTTATCCGGCACTGTCCACGTAGTATTTGCAACACCTTGTGGGTTAGGGATAGTGTCGGATTGTGATAATTGTAACTTGATACCATTGGCATTGTTGGCGATATAACCAATAGCTGAATAGATATATGGGTCAACGGTAAAATAGTCACTGCGATAAGTTGTCGCGTTATTCGCTACGGTTAAAGTGGCGTTACCCGCCCATGTGATAGGAACAACAGTAACGGAATGGGTAGTGTCAACATACCCTGCCCAAGAAGTACTAAAATAACCAGTTAAACCAACTATCACCAAAGTTAAAATAAATAAAAAATCCTTTTTCATTTTCATACTCCTTATATTAAATACCAATTTGAATTATCACTTTGTAAAGTAATACTGCTTTTACCGCCTAAGTTAACTGATGTTGAGCCGTCTATTGTTTGGCTAGAAGTAGTGTTAGCGGTAAATAAACTACCACCAGAATTTATTTTCTTTATTGTGAACATTGCCCCGTTGTAGCCAACAGCAGTAGGGAGAGTAGCATTAACTGCGGCAGAAGTGGTGTCCACCAAAACTGTGGAATATGTGCCGTATGCTAAGGAATATGTTCCTGATGTTTGTACAGAAGAAATATTAGTAGCCATAGTGCCTATTTTAGCTATTTTTTTAATATCTACATTCTCACCGAAAATAACCGAACCTGACGTATTAGCAACAGTGCTAGTTTCGTTGCCATTGGTCCCAAAACAGAAAGTCCCACCTAATTCTGTGGTTGTCGCATTAAGACTAGAGTTAAGAGTTTCATTGTAAGCTCTGAAATCAATGTAATTTTGTTGGGCTATATTTGCGTTGCTTCTCCAACCCATACTTAAAGCAGAAATATCTCCTGCGTCTGCGCCATTGCTCGCACCTAAAATAAATTTAGGATTAGGGTTATTTTCTCCTAAGTTTGTTGATGTTGGAGAGTCTACTCTCGTCAACCATATCCAAACATTACTGTCCATGCCCCCAGTAGATTTTGCTTTAGTGGTGTATATAGATTTTTTTGCACCACCGTTAGTTTCATACGCTTGATAAATTTTTTGGTTATAACCACCAATATTAGTAGCATAATCAACAGGCAAGAATAAATACTCAGATAAAGTTAGAGTATTAAATGTCCAATAATTGTCTATTGACGCGGTAGCCTTAGGATGAGCTTCCCCACCAGGTGCAAAACGTAAACCATTAGCACCACCAACTATTGTGTATGGCGTATCACCAAAAACTGCGTTAGTAGAAAATACTCCATTAAATCCAGCGACAGGTGCGCCGTTCACATTAAGAGAGGTCGCATTTACTACGCCAATATTAGCACTTTTCCATTGTTTAGTAGCACTGCCTAAAGCATAGGTGTTGTTAGCGGAAGGCAATATATTGGACGCTACTTTTTTTAAATAATCGACTACTGAACCAAAAGCACCATCACCACCAAATTGAGAAAATACTGGGGAAAATACCCCAACTCCTAGAACTATGATTATTGTTAAGCAAATTATATGTTCCCATTTTCTTTTCATATTTCACCTCAAACGCTTTCTACAAATAATAAATCAATAGTAACAACTGTTGCCGCCGCATTACCTTCAATTATTTTAAATCTAACATAATCAGAAACAACGGAAGGGAATTGGATATATGTTCCTGTGGTGACTGTAAGAGCAGAACATACACCGCCTATCGCTGTTCCATCAGTGTCAACTGCATCATAGAAATTTACATTATCTAAAGATGTTTGTAATGATACAGCTATCGACCCTGCGGTAGATGATATTAAAACCGCAGAATATCCCTTACTAAGCCTAGAACGAACCGAAACAGAATAAACTGTGGCCGCTTTGTCAACCGATTTCGCATTGGCTAATCTTTCTTTTACTAAACCTGAGCCCATAAAGACCTCCTATTTACCTCGTCTTAATTTTTCTATATTAAATTCCTTTGGGTCTGCGCCCAAGGCTTTCATTGCTTTTTGAAATTTCTCAATTTTCCCATTTGCTTGGAACTCGCTATTAATCATTTTTTGAACATTCTTATGATTAGGAGTCCAACATTCATCTTTAGTGCAAAGGGATTCTTTTATCTCTGATTCTAATTTCTTTGCTTGAGAATAAAGAGAGTTTTTCTGGTGTGATGATAAGTTAATTTCGTTTCCTTTTTCATCTGTAATCTTTGTTTTTTCTTTACACGAACCAGAAGAAAACTCATCAATAATATTCTCTTCATTCTCTAAAACTAAAATTCCACTATCTTGGTCAACTTCTTTTTGAATTGATTTACCAAATTCTCTAGCCTTAATCCTATCCTCATCAGACATTACATTTAATCTAGTTTCACCAAACCCTCCAAATACTGAAAAACTTTTATTAAGATACTTCATTATTCAAACTCCGATGATGAACATAACGGACAACCAGCCGCAGAAACAGGATCCTTGGCATTAGCCGTGCCACCCGCTATTGTTGTTATTGACTCAACAGTATCATTGCCCCAACCACTACCAGATTGGTCCCTGCGCTTATTCACAATAAACCCACATTGCTTACATTTAGTAAACAAGGATTCTTGACCATCACTCCCTGAATAGGGCGGTAAATCCCTGCCTTTGAATCTACCCCCTTTAGAAACAGAAGGGTGGACATCTTTAAAGGGAATCTCCCTTGCTTTGGTTATTTGTTCAAAGCCTTGTGGTGATTTCTTTGACATAAATTACTTGTTTTTTCCCTTCAATTGTCCACCAAAGCCCTTAGTCTGCTTACCCGAACTAAAACCGCCGAAACTGCCTACGCTACCTTTAGGTTTACCAAAATCGTTACCGCCTTTACCATGACCAACCATGCCACCTTGAGATTTCTTTTGCTTCTCGCCATTGCCAGAAATCTTTGACGCTGATTTTTGAGTGTCAAACTTATAAGCGTCTTTCGGATTATCGCCTTGATTTGGTCTACGGTCAAAATCCGAACCTTCTGGTTTTCTTACTCCGTATTCAATAGGTTTACCCATGTTTTTTACCTCTCTTTAAAAATATTTTTTTAACTTTAGAAACTTCTTTTTCCAATTTTTCCTCTTCTTTAACAACAACATCGCTATGTATGCCGCCAGTTATAATTCCACAACTGCTACACAATCCTGTATGTTTATTAACTGGGTCGCCACAAAGTCTACATTCCATACTTTACTCCTTAAAAAATGGGGGTAGAGTTTCCCCTACCCCCGAAAACTTACGATATTAACACTGGACCAGCTACGCCTTGTTTAATACCCGTTCCCAAAATAGGAGCAGATACATAAACATTAACAGAATTAGCCGTAGTAACATTAGTGTAACCAAACACTCCACCACCATTGATGTAAACCGTTCCTGAAGTAGGAGCAGAAATAGCACCAGTAGTAGTGACAACACTTGTGCGGTTTAATGCATTAGTAATCATGCATCTATTCAACCAAGTAGCCGTGTGATAAGAACCAGCCGCAAAATTCATTGCTTTAAACGTAGTACCCGAAGTATAACTATTGATAATGCAATTTTCAAATACTGTCCGCGTTGCATTAGTGCTTAAATATACTTCCGCTATGGCTTCGGCACGAAGAACCGTGTCTAATCCAATATAGCAATCCTTAAACATATTCTCTGCACCGGCAATCGACAATGAAGCTGAACCACTTGTGTCAAGAGTAGCGTCACCAACTCCTGAAATCTGACAATTAGAAAAAAGATTGCGCTGTCCAGAAACTGTTAACGCAATTTGTGCGGCGGATAAATCATCTCCCCCAGCTTGATGAAACAATTCAATACCACTAATTATACAATTGTTAGCTGATACTGTCATTAGAGTAGAAGCAGAAGCGGCAGTAGATAGATTAGCTATTCTGCAACGCTGACCAAGGAACAACCCAGAAGCCGCACCAACTCCAACAAGGTGGACAGAGTCTTTGTTCCAATCTAAAGGAACATCTTGATAATCAGTAGTCTTTGACGCTGTGTTGCTCTCTTGGAACATATACACAATGTCATTTTGGTTAGCAGTAGCGGCAGAAAGAGCCTTTGCCAAAGTTTTGAATGCTGTGTTAGGTGTATCACCAGCATTACCGTCATTACCGCTAGAAGGCTTAACAAAAAAGATATTACCTTGAGTCATCATGCTACCGCCTAAATTAGGAGTAGCTAAAATCCCATGTGGGAAACGTGTGAGTGACATTTAAATCTCCTTATTTACAGGAACACTCCACAGGGATTTTTTACTTTCCCTGTGGACTGCTTGCCAGAATTTAACTGACACTTACCCATAAAATACTATTACGCTACTTTGTGACCGAACACAAAACGCCAATCACTAAAACCGAACGAGAAACGACTATACGCCGCAAATTTAGAAATTAGAGTATCGAAACTTTTATCTTGGAAAAACTCTAACGGAGTGCGGTCATACCATTGCAAAAACATTTTAGCCATAGCACTGTCCATCATAAACCAGTTGCTACCATCAGCTAAATAATCCCATACCGCCAATTTGTATTTACCAAAATGAAAGTTTGAGTTATTTTCTGCACTATCAACTTTACCTTTAGACGAAATAATTTCCCAAGCTGTTTCCTCTAGCGCACGAGGAACAAGAATCAAATCAGGCTGAACAGAAATTAAATTATCTTTATCATCTTTAAACTGGCTCATCAAAATACGAGTTGCTTCAACAGAAGTAGCAGATAAGGCTGACGTTCCTGTGTTGCTTTGGGTAGATGAAATCCCCTTAGAAGTATGTGCGCTATTACATAATGACAAACCTTCTGTATTGTTTAAAATCACAGTGCCGTTGAGGGAAATGGTGCCTGAACCAGAAAACGCACCGCTAAAAACTTGAGCGGCATACTTCTCTTGAGTCCTTGAAGCCGACATCGCCAAACCTTTAGGTTTTTTAGCAATAACGCCATACAAATCATCATCAAACAATTTACGTTCTACTTTAAAACCTTTAGCAAACTCTGCATGAGTATAGGTTACTGGATAACCCTCTACTATCTCATCATACTCAATAGTTCCTGTAAAAACTGGCATATCGCTAAACGCACCGACAGAACTATCTTTCTCATAGCTAGTATCAGAACTAGAAACATTAAACAACATCGGACGCATTTCAGGCAATTCATTATATTGCTCTGTAAAAATCTTCCTTAGACCTGGCTCTAATAGTGAGCCAAAATTCTCGCTTATCGCTGGCATAGAAACCTCCGTTTTAAAAGTGGGGTGGCTTCTGCTACGCAGTTACCACCCCGTAAGAAACTTGTTAATTAATAACTCTATTGCAAACAGTACCACCAGCGGCTAACAAATGTTCAGAAAACATTAAATCGCCATAGAATCTAGGATTCTCTGACGCAAAATTAATTCCTGAATGCGTGCTAATCACCAAAGGTTGCAATGAACGAACCGCACTTTCAATATAATTTTCAAGAATCAAAGCCGCACCTGTATTACCAGAAGCTAACAACCCTTGAACCTTAATACTTGTCGAATCTAAGCTTACTGAACCGCCGACAACTGTCGCGCCGTAACGAGGATGTAATGTAATAAAAGTATCACTAACGATATTAGCTTTTAAATAATCATCATAATCCGTTACCGCCGTTAAAACTGTCGTCCCTGTTGCTCCGCCTACACAAAACAAATTACCTTTGCCACCGATAGAACTACCAACGCCAGTAATGTAGACCCATGAACCTGTCTGGTTGGCGTCACCAGTATCAGGCGCTGTTACTGATTTACCAGTAGCAGAAGCAGTAGTGATAGCAATATCATCGCTTGCGCCAGTGGCATATTCAGCTAACCATACCGCAAAAGGATTAATAATATGTTTCGCATATGTTTCAAAACCTGTTGCTAATACTGCCAAAGCATTTGCCGCCGTTACATCTTCTTGGATAACACCAATAATGTTAGAGAGAACTGCTGGGCTTGCTATAATAGAACGACCGTTGTTGACTTCGGTAGCCACTGGGCCTGAGCACATAGCTGTTCCACGAGTAATCGCTCCTGAATTGTAAACTGGAATATCTCTGATAATTGGCTCTGCGCCTGTAACATCATAATGCCACTTCATTGGAATCTCCTATTTTTTCAGCTCCCTTTGTTGAAGAAATTGTTGTGGCGTAATTTTGCCATCAACTATCCCTCTCCAGTGTTTTTTGAAAGGGGCATACGGATGAATGCCTAAGTCTTTGCCTGTTTCATATTGAAAGAATTGTCCACATTTACGGCAACGATAGCGTAACCTATATGGACCAACATTTTCAATAAAACGGATAGCTGGACTAAAGCAAGCGGGGCAAGTTAGCTTGCCACTATACGCTCCTGAGTTATTGTCTTTATTGAATATTCCCATATTCTTTAGCCTTAACTCCGAGGCTTAATTTTACTATACTTAGCGTAATAATCTGCGCTCACGATAGGTGTTCGTTTTTTAAACTTCGCATACTCTGAATCAGACATCCCCATTTTTCTCGCGGTTGCCTGCTCATCCGAAGATATAGCGACTGCCACTTGAGAAGTTTGGACTCCTGACCCACCACCCGAAGAAACTACACCGGACGCTTGAACAGATGATTGCCGTTCAGATTCTTTTTTAGCACCTTCAATCCTAGCCTTGCGAACACTTTCTGAATCTCCGAATCTTTTTTCTGCCAACTCCATAGCGATTAAAGGGGCTTTTGGCAAATTTATAAAATCTGGTGAATCTTTAATTAATTCTTGATAAACCTCGCTCAATACTTTGGCAAAAGGAACTTCATCATGCTTTTTCTTACCTTCGTCTATCTCTAAAATCTCTGGGTGTTTTTCCCATACTGTTTTATTCGCTTCGTTTCTAATCCTTAAAGCCTCTTGATTTTTTTCAGTCTGGTCTATCTCGCCCATCACGCTTCTTTTGGCTCTCTCAACTTCCCTGCTAATAAGAGCAGAAACTTTTTTAATGTCTACTTTTCCGTCTTTAACTTCTAATTCGTCTATCGAATCTTCAACGGTTGTATTTTCAGGGGCAACCGCTTCTTTATTTTTTTCTAAAAGTCTTTGTATCCTTTTTTGTATAGCCTTCCTGTCTTCTTCCTCGTTAACTTCTGGCTTAACTTCTTCTTTAATTTCTGTCTTTACCTCTTCCTTAACTTCGGTCTTTACCTCTTCTTTAGGAATTTCTTTAATACCGTCAGCAACAGATTGCTTTAGAATATCCTTGCCGTTTAAAACAACTTCTGGCCTAGCTTCTTGCTTAGCTTCTTGCTTTTTAATCTCTTCTTTTTTTTCAACAACTACATCTGGCATTTTCTACTCCTTTGGTTGCTGGTTATCTATTTCCCGAGCCATGTGGACAGGTAAATCAATAACCCACTTTAATATATCTATCTTGCCAACACTCCGTTGGGCTTTTTCATATTGCTCATTGGACAGGTGAACCAGAGCCTGTTCCTTCTCCCGCATTAACATTTGCTCCAACCGTGGGCGCAACTGACCCTTCCAAAACTCCTGTGTCATTCCCTCCTGTAATATCTCCTTGCGTATTATCATTAATATCTCCTTGAGCCCCTTCGGGAACGGCAGAGGCATTTTTATTCATTAATTGTAACAACTGTTGTTTGGTAGCAATAATATGTTCATCAAGCAATCTTTCATTCTCTGGTGGCATAGACAATCCATCAGGAGAAGATTTAAAAGACATATGACCCATCAAATGTTCCATAACATTGTCAGTAGGTTTAATGTGAGCAGGGTGTCCTTGCAACATTGCCATATTCTCATCGTTAACATTTTGACTAACTGGTCGAGCTACTTTAGGTTTTTGACCAATATATCGTTCAACATCAACCTTGCCAGCGGCTCTGAATGCGTCCGCTGTTAGTTCCCAAAATCCAACTGGGTTAGATGTAATAAACGGATTCTGACTCATGCCTTGGTAAAGCATAGCGGCAACTTGTTGCTCTGCGCTCTTGCTACCGCCAGTAGTGTCTAGCCCTTGGAAAACATCATATCCGCCAGCAATATCTTCTGGCGCAATACCTTCGGGGAATATAGGGTCCCCATCATTGCCGAGGATTCTACGTTCTAAACCTGGAGGAATTTTTTCCTGATACTGCTGTAAAATGTTTGATAAAACCTTAGACAAAGTTATTTGTATTCTTTTAGCTAATGTAATAAATCTTTGCTCGCCTTGACTTATGATAGCTAAAGTTCCACGTGCCGTAGACCGTGAACGGTTTATGTCTGATTCTTGACCTGATTGGTAAGAACCTACGGAAGCAATCTTCTCTATCAACTCCATCAACATTCTTTCTTCTTGAAAAGATACTAATACATTATTCGGCATAACCAGCCATTTAGCGTCATTAACATCATCTAGTGGCAACCAAAGTCCAGGGCGTATTTGTATTTCCTCTGGGGTCATACTTGAAGCCGCACGATATACGCCAGGGGGGGTAAGTGACATCGTGCCAGCATCAAGACGTTGATTATGAATAGCGTCCATTTCTTTCTGCAACTCTTTAACAAAATCCCCAATACCTTTACCGTACATTCTATTCGTGCGCTTTATTAATTGACCGATGACAAACGGACGTTTATTTATGCGGCTAATATTCAAAAGAGGCATTCCCCCTAAGAAAGTTTTGCTTTTCTTTTCAACCCAAAAAATGCATTCAATCCTGCCTTTGCCTGGAATATTATATTTTCCATACCACTCAACCAATTCTAAAGGCATATTATCTCTTTTAGCGTTAGAAGCTCTCACCCCTTCCGCATCCATTTTAGATTTGTCAGTTCCTTGCATAACTTCTTCCGTAGCGAAGGAATCAATTCCATCAACATTTGTAAACCAACCTAAATCTTGTTTATCTTTCAAATCTTCCAAGAACGGATGGGTGCGATGCCAGATGTGCCTCAATTTGGTTTCATCGCTTCCAGGAATAGAATGAACAGGGAAGCCTACGTCTTCAAGTGGTAAAATTTCTACGGCGCAATTCTCAAACTTTTTGTAATCATATTCAATCTCGTAATCATTCTCTTCTACTTGTTTTGTTTTTTTAACTCCCATCATATTAAGAATGACATTCTTCATTCTCTTTATGGTAGACTCTTTCTTAATCCTTTTACGTTGAATCCATCTAAACTCTTCTTCCCATCTAACTTTAGTGACCACTGTTCCCTCAAGAATTAAATTCTTCACCATATCGTCAACTAACGTTGAAAAGCGCATAGAGCGTAAAGCCCACTTCATAAACTTGCTTACATTATCAGCCGTGTCTATATCGGCTTTTTCTTGAGGAATCCAATAAATTAATTCATCGTTATAAACAGTAGGAAAAAGTTTAGCATGTAATAATTCAACAGTCATTGCTAAAACCATTGTTTTGATGTTGGCGCAAGACGGGAACGGGTCAGACTTGGGCTCTTTCTTGCCCTCATACATATCTATAATCTCAAGACGATTAGACATAAACTCTTGCCTATCAGCACAATCTTTCTCAACATCAGAAATAACTTTAGAAACAATATCTTCTTGAGTTTCTTTTTTTAAATCAAACATCATCGCTTGACGTTTTTTATTTTCGTCAACGATAATATTATCAGAAGTTTTTTTAGAAATATCTTTAGACAAAATTATCTCCTATTAGATTTCTTTTTACTTTTCGGTTTACGTCCTGTCGCTAAAGATAATCCAGTTTTCGCTTGAGAAATTTTAGCCGCAGAAGCCTTACCATATCCAGCCGCTTTTAACTTGGTGTATAATTTTTCAACTTTTGTTCCTTTTGGCATATTTTTCCTTAAAACTTTTTTCCAGCGGCTTTAGTAAAAAACTTTTTACTTCCCGTAGAAATGCTTTTTGTTTTGTCAACGCCTTTCCTGTCAAGCTTAACCATATGTGAACCTTTTTCCATTCCCATAGATTTAGCCATCTTCATTTTTCCTATGACACTTTTAGCACGCATTTGAACCTCCTATGTTTATAAATATATTATACCACAAATCATGTTAATATCCTGTTGAACTGTCCGCTGTCATTCTTGGACGAACATATATCTTTGCTTGTCTTATCACTTCAAATGTCTTATGGTTGAACAAAACAATCAATCCATAACGTAACGCATCAAACAAATGTTCATAAAATCCGTCTTTTTCTGGTGTTTCATCGTCACCATCTTTACGAACATAACCACCAAGAAAACCATCTATCAATGTCTTACACTTTTGGTCTATTCTAAATTTAGCACTACCATCATATTTAGGCAACAATAAATTTCGTATAAGATTTATTCCGTCAATTATTCTTGTGGGGCGAGATTGTATTTTTATTCCATACGTTCTTAATATGTCAGAAGTAGTGCGTTCGCTTTTATCAGACTTAGCTCTAACGGCAGGGTCCCCAGCGTCTTTAAAGGTATAGCCAGGGTAAAGGTCTTTACTCATTTGTAAAACATTCTCTGCAAATTTATTAATAACAATCTCTGTGCCTAGCAATTCATTAAGTATCAACGGCGTTCCCTTCTCGTCTATCTGAAAAAAAACAACTGCTGGGTGATGATAGCCAAAATCCCAACCACGATAAACATCACGATATGGTATAGGACTTAAATTGCCAACATGGATTTCACTTCTAAATTCAGGGTATACACGTTTACCAGATGAGCGGGTAAAGTCCAATTCCATTTCTTGATTCCAAATATCTTGGATATAAGACTTTCTTGTTTGCGGTCCCCAATCTCCGTCTTTTTCTGGGTCAGCAGTATAGTGCAATCTAAAAACAGTAAACCCATTTTCATTGGTATATTTAGAAGCTCCCTTACAAAGTATTTCTTGTTTAGTCATTTTTACTACGTTTCATCAATTCATTAACCAATGCCTTGGTGCTTGTAGATTGTTTAAACGAAGTCATAACTAAAAGAATTATAACCCTAGAAAATAATTCTCTATCCGACATCTTACCAAGTTTTTCTGATTCATTATTAAAATCTGGATTTGCTTTTATTTCATCTACCATTTTGTTTACTCCTTCACATCATGCACAAGTTTATAAAATAGATTCCTTTTACCATTTGGAGTTGACACCCCTACCAACTTAGGCAAAGATATAAACATATCTCTACCGCATTTAATCTTTGTCTTCCTGCCGTCAAGGGTAGGCTTCAACGCGGCAAATACTTTCTCGCTATTCTCTTGGAATGCCATTTCGTCACAATTATGAGAAGCTAATCCTTCCGCTAAAAAAGTTCCTGTAGATGTTATAAAACCCACAACTTCTTGAACTCCTAAAAATTCTTTCTTCAATAACTCTACCCCGCATTTTGCTTTAGCCATGCCCCAGTCATCAATATTAAGTTTTTCCAAAAGACGCTTAGGTCTTATCTGCCCCAGGAATCTCATACACTCAATCTTCCTGCAAAGACTAAGAACAGTATGGATCGTGGAATACCGTTCTTCCCTGCGCTCAAGCAACATAGGCGTAAAATCTTTTTCTTTCAAAAGACGTTTTACCTCCACTAACATTTTATTATCATTCTGAGAAAAAGAGAAATTTAACATATTCTTCTTATCTAAATCTTTCCTGTCATCTTGCCTAAAGCAACCTTCTCCGTCAAAAGCGGCAGACAAGTATCCAGCCTCATAACTCCTATCCTCTCCCCATACATCAGACAATCTTATAACCTTTGACCCTGCCCATCCTTGACCTTTATACTCGCTACATCCTCTTGCTCGTAACCTATCCGTAGTAATCCAGCTCCATTTTTGACTATATCCTTTTAACCATTTATGCTTAGCAGAACAAACAATCTCCGTGCCATCACTAAAAAATAATTTATAACATGGTAATTTAGCTCTTGAAACATTTAGCACCAAAGAGTTTTTCCATTTCCTCGCTCTTCCTTCTCCATTAGATTTAAAACCAGAATTACCAGAATTTTCTTCAAAACCAACAAGGGTGTCCCCCGCTTTTACTTCTCCCGCATTAATCCAATACAAATCAGAATTTAATACTTTAGTTTTTGGGTGAACACATAAAACGCTACTTGATGTGTATTGACGCACCGCCTCACTATCTTGTGAAACTCCATGTATAGAACTATTCTTTTTAACAAAATTCAAAATAGCCGGTTGAGTAGACTTCTTATATACACTTTGCATTTCTTTAGGCAAGTGACTATGAATAAACATAGCCCTAGACAGTAACGACAAACTAGAACTCCACCCCGCGTCATCTTCTTTCTTGGAAATAAAGAATATATATTGCCCACTCTGTGTCATAGCAAGCCATAGATTAAGAGCAACAAATAACCATGAAGCCATCATCTGCCTAGACTTTACAACAATCAATGAATGATTCTCTAACCATTCTTTAATCAAACAACGTATGTAAGGGTGTTCAGGGAACTTCTTTATAGGGTTAACTGAATCGTGAGGGTCAAGGGTATAGGCATACTTAAAGATAAACTCATATGGGTCAGCCATCTTAATAAGCTTGGCATCTTCCACCCCCAACAGCTTAGACATCTCCAAATAGGGGTTAATTAAGCCAGCAGTAGGCTTAGAAGCCATCGGACGAGGGTTAGGCGGTCTACCTGTCATTATTTACCTTCAAGGGCTTCTAGGTAGGTAAGATATAAATCTATACCCCCCGCTGACAGTTTGCATTCTTTAAAGGCTTTAGAAAAATGTTTCTCGAAAGAAGCAGGAGTAAATTTAAGAGGATTCTTCCAGCAACATTTAATACACATCTTATCAAAGGCTTCTCGTTTTTGCTTAAGGGTATATTTTTTAGAAGACATTTTAAACAACACCCCCCACCTTTACTAACTCACAATTCATTTTAAAACATTGAGTAGATAATCTATCCGCCACGTCATTCTCTTCCCGAGGAATCCAAGTAAGTTCACAATAATTAAACTTACCAACCAAGCTCCTGGCGTAAATACATAAATCTTTAATGTTAGGATGTCTTGCAGTCCAACGACCAAACGTAGTATTTATAACAATATTACTATCACCATAAACAATAATATCTAAATAATTATTATTTAAACAATATTCAAGGGCAGAGATAAGGGCTTTAAACTCGGCAATGTTACTAGTGCCCATGCCGCAGACATAAGATATAGTATGCAGTATTTTTCCAGAGTCTTCAATTATTGCCCCTACCCCCATAACACCAGGGTTAGGAGAGCAAGAACCATCAAAGTGTATTGTTATCATATATATTAAGTACTTTGTATTTTAACTTGTTCCGAAGAATAGACGGTTAAACTCTTATTGTTTTCCCTATCGTATGGATTCATACAATATAAGATATAATAAAAGTAGTCTATAATCTAAACTAGTTAATTTACGGTACTTTTAATCTAATGCGATACGTATAAGCCGCTGTTAATAAACGCTCCATACGCCAGTGTAAAATCCTTAGGTACAAGGTTTACCGTCATTATCCAACTTCCCTAAGGCAAAAGCTCTAATTAATGAGAAAATACTATATGGTTAAGATTTATAAACATATCCCCACCATTTCCGATTTCTATATTTTCTTTATCTATTGACAAAATCATAATTTCATTTATGATTGTAATTCTTCTTAACTTCTTTCTTTTTCAAATTTGCTAAACGAATTATCGCAGGGAATAGAAAAAGTTAACATAAGCTTTATTATAGGAAGCTGTGTTCTTTCCCTTGTATGACACTTTTTATCTGTATTCTTACTTTTAGTTGTGTGACATTTGTTTAACATATTCTTAATTGTTTATTTGTGACATACTTTTAATTAAATCCTGTTTTCTGGTTTCTTCCGTTTCGCATATCATATCATCAATCTCTGTTTTGTCAAGTACCTCATCCTTAGCTTTTTGTATATATTCCTTTTCACTCTCCACAACCTTTTCAAGCTTCTCTAACAAATTATCACCTCTCACAATAGAATTTTCTAACTCCGGTGCTACATCAATCGCATCTTGTGGCTCTTCTTCACTCGCCCCTAATTTAAATATTTCGTTAGCGATCAAAGCTTTAAGTTGCTTGTCTGTGACAAATCTATCAATAATTAAAACAATTTGAGTTACTGTGTTCCTGATCGCTTCGTTAGCTTTATTAAAGAATTTATCTTGTAACTCTATTTTTTTTACTGCCATCGTTAGAGTTTTAAGCTCAGATATAATCTTTAGTTGTAATTCTATATTTGGTATTGCTTCTTGGTTTCCATTTCCATCTTTACTTGTTGATGTTGAGTTAATTAAACCTGCTAAGTAAGATTGTAAAAGCGCAATCTCATCTCTTAAGTTTGTAATATTCTTACTCGCGAGATTAGATTGATAATGATATTTCAGTACAGTATTATTTATTTTATATCTTTCGGGGTATGCTTCAAATTGATTAGATAATTTTTTTAGGCTTGGTAGCCTACTATGACACCGACAAAAGTCCGAGCCGACAAGCGCGACCCCTTTGCAAAGTGTGCCGTCCCTTTTTTTTCCTTTGCAAAGTTTTTGTTTGTGGTAAAGGTCAGGGTTACGTCCAGGCTTGCAATTAATTTTCATGCCTTTTGTCGTTTTCCGATGTATTCCCAAAATCTTCTCTTCTTCGTTATCGTCAATTAGAGTTTGTTGCTCTGATTGATTTGTAATTTCTTCCATAATTTATTATACCACAAAACAAGGGAAATTTGGTATACCTTTTTAAATGCGTTTTGAGGGGTTAAAAGTGACCTTCGGGGAAAGAGTGGCACAAGGGGTCAAGAGGGCTAAAAAGGGCATTTTTGCAAGCTTTTATTTAGAAGGTTAAACCACAATATATGGGCATATATTAGGTAGCATACTATATATTGTGTTTTAGTATAATATTTAATAAAATAATTATATTATTTATTGCATTATATATTCCTATATGTTATATTGTAAGTGAGGGGAAGGGCGAAAGAGTGGGCGAGGAAAAACCAGGTTAAACAAAAGGCGGTGTAAAGATGAGAGTAACAGCAGAATTTTTAAAA